AGAGGTCCTGTACGTGGCGTCGCATGATTTGCGCGATAACCTTGGTGCCGGCGGCGACGTCCATCACCTGCGCAGCGAATTGCGCGCTAACGTCGCTTTCCATCGCGTCATGTAGCCACGAGAACGAGCGATGAAGTGGATGCACGTCAATCACTGACGTTGCGCGTTGTGTTGCTTGTGTGCTACTCTTACTGTTCGCCATTCTCTATCTCCAAAAGTGTGAGGGCGTAAGGGGCCATCCGGTGCGTCAACACCGGGTGGCTTTGTTGTTTCTGGATGCTGCGGGGTTAGGTCGTAATTGCGCTGCTCGGTTCTGGCTGGCCGATCTCGGCACCGAGTAGCAATGCCAGCTTCGTCAGGCCGCGCGGCGTCACGCGCACCTGGTCGCTGACCTTCTGCTCGTAAGTCTTGGGGTCTTCGTACACGCTCTGCTTATGCGTGAGGTGGCCAGCTTGGATCTTGTCCTGGTAGGCCAAGTATCCCCTCTTGCCTGGGCGGGTGTAGATCCATTTCTGCTGTAGCAGCAGGTCGATCAACCGCTTTGGCCCCGTCTGGAGGTTCTTCGCTGCGTCGGTGATGCACAGGCTCCCGCTGGCGCCGGCGATGCGCTCGAAGCCGGCCGCTGCAGGCACCAGTTCCTCGACCTGATGCTCGAGCTGCGCAGCACGGGCCGCTTCGTCTCGCTCTGCCTGCTTGGCATCAGCCCAGGCACGGGCCATCGCGATTGGGTCGCTGAAGTCGGGCGCTGAGCTCACCGTCCGGGCTGGCTTGAAGTAGGAGCGTACGAGCTGCCGCTGGACCTCCCAAGCCAGATCATCGGTGAAACTCTTGACTAGCATCGAATAGCCGGTCTCGGTCAGCAGGATCATGTCTTCGTGAGCCTTGCTGGAGATTGCGCAAATTTTGTGCGTACGAATTTCGTTCGCACTGACCTTGTGGAAGTCTTCGCCATCGATGAGCCGAGCCTTGTTCTCGTTGAAGTTGCGTCGGGCGGTGCCGTCGGCGCGCTGGTGTACAGCGTCCATCATGCTGAGAGTCATCACCCGCATGCCGCCGTATTCAACTGGGGGCAAGCTGGTGCCGCAAACGATTACGCTGCTGCTCTGCTGTTCGATTTTTGATGCTTCACACGGTCTGTTCATGCTGCCCTCAATTTGTTATTAGCCCCCGTAGCCCTGCATGCCGCTGCTACAGGACACAAAGACCACTAGCTGAATACAACTTTATCACAACAAAAAACGCCTTACAACCACAAAGTTGTTCAAAGGCGTTGTGGTCGGCGAAAAAAAAGGCGCTCCGTCGAGCGCCTTGTAGCTGTCGTCACAAAATTTGCTTATAGGCTCCGAGACGAGATGGGTCGGTAAGGATGGAAATCACCTCTTGTGGAGTTCTGGCTAAGACGACATAGATTCCCAAGCTCATCGCCTCTGCCGTTAGCCGCTTTAACATACGCGTGTTCGATGCCGGCGGAGAAAACTCGGGCGTTTCTCCTGGGGCAAAGTCCAATGCTTGGTCCTCTGGGACAGTCAAGATCAGCAACTGGTAGTGGGCCGTATCGAGGACGCCGCCGTTGATCGTAGCGTATCTCCAGAGGTGCTTGTATATCGGTCCGCGCAAATTAGCTGCAAACAAGAATGTTGTAGGACAGTGGAGGAAGTTTGCCCATAACTCATCGTTCATATAATCCAACCTAACCGGGCCCCATTGAGACTGGACAATATTATTCCATTTGCTGGTTGGCTCAATGGCATCGATTACCGGCGCGAGTAACCGCTTTAGCGCAAGGGTGTTCACCGCATGCCTGAACATCGCGGAGGTAGGAAAATCCTCCGGAATATCTCGCGCAGTCCCTCGGTCAGCTGGGCCAGTGGAACCCAAATGGCGCAAAGGTGCCGCGTCGTATTCTTCAGAGGAGAGGCCATCTGCTCCGCTGAAAATTTCGACATGCCGCGAACTGGCATCTATCTTCAATTCACGGACGAGCCTTCCCATTGCCTTCACACGCGGCTTGCTCTTTCCGGATTCCCATTTTGCTATGGTTTGCTGAGACACCCCCATAACTTTCCCGAGGTCGCCCTGGGTCATCTCTGCTTTCTCACGGTACTGCTGGATCAACTTACCTAGATCAGCGCTCATCGCACAACCTTTTAGTTGTAAAGGCGACCAGTCTACCAAATTTCACGCGTTTGTAAAGGCGCTTGGCAATCTGGGCGTTTTTAGTTGTAGAATGGCGTAAAACCATTTTCACTAGGACAGATGATGCTGGAAAACTATCCTTCTCCAACAGGAATCGCCGATGCGATCGTGGCAGCCGGAACTCAAGCAGAACTTGCTGCATCCTTGGGCGTTACCCAACAAGTAGTGAGTCGGTGGCTTCGTCGTGGATGGGTGCCGCTCAGGCGGGCGAATGAAATTGAGCAGAGGTATCAAATACCTCGTGGACGTCTTGCCAATCCCAAGCTGATGGCTTTGCTCGCTCCAGGGGCGCCAGTCACCCGAAATACATAGGAGCAAATTGTGAGAAGTACAAAAACCGCCGTCGCTCATCCGGCCGGCGCAGAGCCTTTGCACGCCCAAATTCCGCAACTGCTGGCACTGGTATCAGCTGGCGCGCTCGCGATGGATCTGTGGCGCGCAGAGCAGGCCGTCGCTGAGCTGCACGCCATCTACGTGCGCAAGATTCGTGAATACGAAGGCCAGCACGGCCCAATCACCGGCGCGCTCAACCCGCGCAACCATCAACACATCGCCGTAATCGCGTACACGATGGACGAGAAGCAGGCGCTGGCGTCGGCCAGGCGCAAGGTGTACGCGGCCCGGCGCCGGCTGCGCGCCGTGTGTGCGAAGGCGGCCAGGGCAGAAGCTACCGAAGGAGCGAAGCAATGCAGGTAATCCCGATCGAGACGATACGCTCGTCTGCTTACACGGCAGTCCGCGCTGACCGAGGCTTGGATGCCTGCCCTGTGTCACTGACCTCCGCGGCGGCTCTGCGATGGTTTGAAATTTACGGGCACATCCTGTCCTTCATCATCGAGGTGGAGAACTGCGGCCTTGAGGATGTGCTCGTTCCGCCACACGCGCAGCCCTGCAGCGGCGTCGGGCTGCCCTACTGCGGACAGTGCATCCACAGAATCGCCCAGCTGGGGACGGACGACTCCATGGCCCCGGATTTCAACGGGATTGTCTGCCGCGATTTCGAGCGCGCTGATCGATTCCTGAAGGCGTTCAGACCCGAGGTCGACAATGGCTAACCCATGGTTTCGCATGTACGCCGAGTTTGCCCACGACCCGAAGGTACAAATGCTGCCGGAGGTGATGCAGCGGCGCTACGTCATGCTGATGTGCATGCGCTGCAGTAACGCCCTTGTAACGTTACATGATGACGAGATTGCGTTTCACCTGCGGATAGACGCCGCTCAGTTGGCTGAAACGAAGGCACTTTTCATCGCAAAAAGCTTCATCAATGAACGGTGGGAGCTTCTCAATTGGGATAAGCGTCAGTTTGCCTCTGACAGCAGCGCTCAGAGGGTGGCCAAGCACCGGGCCGCGAAAAAACTGGCTGCCCAAGGCCATGGTAACGGTGATGTAACGTTACATGAAACAAAGGGTAGCGCCCTAGATACAGATACAGATACAGATACAGAAAACCCTACTACCACTGACGTGGTAGTCGTCGCCAGCGATGCTGCCAACCCGGTACGGCGCGAAGCCAGTCCCGACTGCCCCCATCAAGAAATCATCGCCCTCTACCACGAGGTGCTGCCCATGTGCCCAGAGGTTCGCAGTTGGACGCCAGCGAGGGCGCAGCAGCTTCGAACGCGATGGAAGGAGGACGCTGCCAGGCAGGATCTCGGCTACTGGCGCCGGTTCTTTGAATACGTGCGTGACCACTGCGGATTCTTGGTGGGCAAGGTCCACAGCGAAGGAAAGCGCCCATTTTTGGCTGACCTTGAGTGGATGACCAAGCAGGCAAATTTCACCAAAATTCTTGAGGCTAAGTACGCAGAATGAGCAACATGAACGACATCAAGGCTGCCCCGCAGTCGATCGAGGCTGAGCAGGCCGTGCTGGGAGCGCTCCTCCGCTCGAACGACGCCGTCGACAAGATGGGCGACCTGCAGGCGAAACACTTCGTTCGCGAAGATCACCGGGCGATCTACACCGAAATCATGCGCATGGTGATGGCTGGCCAGCCCGCTGACCCGGTGAGCGTCTGGGCCAGCCTGGAGGCGCGCGGCGGCGTTCAAGTCGACGGCCTGGGGGCTTACCTCAATCAGCTGGCGCAGACCGTGCCCAGCGCCGCGAACGTAGGCAAGTACGTCGCCATCGTGGTCGACCGCGCGCTGCTGCGCGGCGTGATGCACGTGGCTGACTCGATCAACGGCCTGGCCCAGAACACGAAGGGCCGATCGGCCGACGAGATCCTGGACGCCATGCAGACGATGGTCACTTCCCTGGCCGAGCGGCGTGTGCGCAACGAGCCGAAGATGATCCGCGAGATCCTGGGGAGCGTGGTCGACGGGATCAGCGATCGCGCCGAGGGCCGCGCGTTTGCGATGGCTACCGGCATCCCGTCGGTTGATCGCCTTTTCAACGGCGGCCTGCGGCCCGGGCAGCTCGTCATCGTTGCGGGTCGGCCGTCGATGGGCAAGACGGCCCTGACGTCGGACATCGGCCTGAACATGGCCGAGCACTACAGCGTGCTGAACTTCAGCATGGAGATGGAAGGCCAGGAGATCGCCAGCCGCGCGCTGGCGAACCGCGGGCGCGTCGCGCTGTCGTCGATCCTGGGGGAGATTGGGCCCGACGATTCGGCAGCCTGGGCCGGCGTGACCGCCGGCGTGGTCAAGCTCGACGATATCCGATTCGCGATCGACGACACCCCGGCGATCACGCTGCTCGAGCTGCGGATGAAGGCGAAGGCCTGGAAGCGTCGCCATGGCCTGCACGTGATCATCGTCGACTATCTGGGCCTGATGACGGGCGGCGAGGGCGAGAAGCGGCACGAACAGATCGGATCCTACTCGCGCGGCCTGAAGGCGCTCGCCAAGGAGCTGGGCGTCGCGGTGATCGCGCTGGCCCAGCTGAACCGCCAGGTCGAAGGCAGGCCGGACAAGCGCCCGATGCTGTCCGACCTGCGCGACTCGGGCGAGATCGAGCAGGATGCCGACATCGTGATGCTGGTGCACCGGCCCGAGATGTACGAGCCCGACAACGAGGACGTGCGCGGCTATGCCGAGGTGCTGGTGCGGAAGCAGCGCAGCGGCTCGCTGGGCGACATCCCGCTCCGGTTCGAGGGCGCCACGTGCCGATTCGAGCAGTGGACGGGCGGCACTCCGTCGCCGGCGGCGCCGCGTGCGCGCGGGCGTGAAAGGTTCGAAGGATGAGCAAGACAGCGACCATCACCGTTGAGCTGCCGTTTCCGGATCGGCGCCTGAACCCGAATAACTCGAAGGGCAAGCACTGGGCCGCGACGGTGGCGCTGCGCAAGGCCGCACGCAC